ACATTAGCATTAGCAAACAGAATCGTGGCAATACCGCGAGTAGCCAGCGACACGTTAGCCTTATCGCTATCTGTACCTGCAATATAGGCTGTGCTAATCGCACAATTGACCGTTACAGCAGCATTGGTGTTATTAAATAGTGACACAGCATCACCATTAGAAAACGTGCCATCAGGAACAGTAATCGACCCGCCTGATGTAATCTGTACGTATTTGCCAATATCGGCTGTGGTCAGCGTATAAGACGTATTCTTTGGCCCACCATCAGGGATATTACGATAGCCAATCCGGTAGCCTGTGCCGCCCTCAGTAAACGATATGGCATTGGCACCTGAGTTATAGATACCCGTGTCAGTATCGTCCGTAAATCTTAGTGACGGGCTGGCAGCATTGCCGTTAGCCAGAGAAGCAATGGTTACGGTCACGTTGCCACTAGAAATGTTAGCGCCAGCAATGTTTGCCGCTGTAATTCCAGTTAGTGTGCCGCCAGTAATGACTACGTTACCGGATTGCAGGTTGGTTACATTAGCCGTGGTTAGGTTAGCTTGGGTAGCTGTGACATTTGTCAGCGTGGCATTACCGCTTGTAATCGTCACGTTTGACATGGTGACGTTATCAAATGTCTCGGTCTGTACCGTGACGTTATCTAGCGTGACGTTGCTAATCGTGCCCCCGGTAATTGTGACATTGCTTGCCTTTAGATTGACAAGCGTTTCAGCGCCACTGTTTATACCGTTTATAGCGTTTGCAAGTGTAGAGAAATTGCCATCTAATTGAGATAGCGGGATCGACGTTGTTGCGTTAGCAAACGTATTAGGAATAGTTACCGGAAGTGCCATTTAGAACCTCGCTCTCAATTCATGCTCCAACTGGAAGCCGTTTATGGTGAACGGTGCCGTCTCACCAGTTAATGTAATGCCAAGATATTTACCGTACATCTTAGCGTCTGATCTGTATAAATAATAGTCTGTACCGCCCTGCACAAAATTCGATGTCCAGCCAATAAAATTGCTGCTGTTGTTAGTCCACTGCACTACCTGACTGGAGTTATTGATCCAGTCGATAGAATTGGCAAAATCAATTGGTGGGGACTGCTGGTTTTCCGAATCTATGTAGCAGTCAAAGTTAGCAAAACCAGTGGAAAGAGTAGCTTCAATGCCGACCTTTAAGGCTTGTTTGTCCCGAATTGGGTCACCCATAGGCCATAGGGCAGTTTGGATTTCCCATTCAATGCCGGAAGTAGAGTCGGCATAAAATTTAATTAAATCCGTGCCGGTTGTGCCAAACATCAGGATATTGCCCGACTGCACTGCCGAGGCCGTCCGGGTAATGGTGCTGCCCTGATCGGTAATGAACCACTTACGGTCAAAAAAGATAGCTTGAATCTTGCGCGGCGTTGGGGTGCCGTTTGTTGGCTCGTTATACGTAAACGTCCAAGCGGCGCAAAGCAGGTTATTGATTAGCACCTGACCGCCAGTGATCGGCTGAGTAAAGTCAATGTTGGTAATTAAGCCATCTATATTGTCACTAATTTTGCTGGTCGTGGCACCGACTAAAGCGTAGATGCCGTATCGGTTAAGAAACAGCATTGACCTAAAGTACGGAAAAATGGCGTACTTAAAGTTTGAGCCAATGGATGCGCTGACGTTGGTATTGGTGAAGATTGTCTCGCCAGTGGTGCTATTGATCCGTACATCGGAAAAGACGTTAATAGAGTCTTCACCGTAGACGTAAAGAAAGTTATTAGCGGAAATAATTGCCGATATGTCGGTTCTTAGCGTTGAGTCGGTAAGTGTGATGAACCCAGAAGAAATCGACACAAAGTCATTAAAAGTGTCAGCGGCAGAGTAATAAACTGTACGACCATCAGCAATCCAAGTACGACCAGAGAAAGTGGCAATACCAGTGCCATTTTGGTTAAAAAGAGCGCAAGTGACGTTAGCGCCCGACCCGGTAGAACCTGTGATCGTGATTGTAGGTGCAGATGTGTAGCCATATCCTGCCTCCGTAATGATGATGTCTGCAATTGCATTGCCGACCAGTACAGCTTCAGCCGTAGCGGTGACACCTCCCGGCTCTCCGGGGCCACCAATGGTTACCACTACGTTTGTGTAGTTTGAGCCACCGTTATTTATAGTGACTGAACCTATTGATCCAATGCTATTTAGGTTTGTTCCGTCCCAAGTTTTGTAGCCTCTAGCCGGATCAATAATCAAAATACGGTCATTTTTCCACTGTACGATCTGTACGTCAGCATTGGAAAATGTATTGGCAGCAGCGAGGTTGCCAAGAGTATTGGTAGTTAGGTTAACATACTGAGCAGCGCCATTTTCCTCAAAGCCAAACATAAACTCAGTATTGTTGATATTGGCTGATGCCATATACGTTACAGTATTGGCAAAGGCCACATTGGCTACGTTTTGCGGGGCATTAACAATCTTGACGTTGCCGTAGCCGATTGGCTGCGTGTTCTCTAACCACGCAAACTCGCCCTGCTCAATGGCAGTACGGTTGTTTTTGACGTTTATGCCGCGAAAGTCTTTGCTTACGAAATAAGACTTTTTCTGCTCTACCGCAGCCATTTAGTACCCCGACTGATAAACAGACGGAATTCGGCGCGTGAAGGTGCTGTTTAGACAGCCAAGGATTTCTTTCGTGTACTCTTGCTTAAAGATTTCCGCTTCACCGTAGGACTGCTCTTGGTACTTTGCTTTGTATGCTGCAAAGAATGGGACTGCTTCTGTGAACGGGTCTGGGATTTGGGTTTCTGGATCGGCCCCTGTGACAAGCGGGGTCGGAAGAACGACAGTATCCAATTCCACAGTGTACGTTTGGTCGGGCTTTGGCCCGATGTAGATTGTTTTGTAGCCATACATTGAAAACCCTATGGGCCTCCCATTGTAGTTCTGCCAAAACCGTAGTTGGGCATTGAAGTCCGTCCAAGCCATGTAATACATGGGCCAGCGGCTATCACCCCAGTACAAATTGATATTAAGCACATCAAGTGTGCTGCTACCTTGCGGCAGGGCAGAAAATGCTATTGTCTCAACGCCAATACTTAGCGTATGAGTTTGCAGGATACGCCTGCATCCACTGTCTCGGACAGTGTTGGCACGGGCTTCGTTAATGTATGAAGTTAATTCAGCGTCAGTCCAAAAATTACCATTAACGTCGTGCAGCAACCGCCTTGTATCGGTGATGTATTCGTTCAGAGTAGGCATTTTTACTCATTACTGTAATTGCTGGACTTTTGCCACGCCTTTGCTCTCAGCTTTGTAGGCTTTGGGCATTGGCGCGGCTACTCGTTCCACCACCGGGGCTGACAAGTGGACTTTCTTGTTAGGCTCTGATGAAAATGTAAACTCGCTGAGTCGGCTCATGGCCTTCTCAAAATCGGTGTTCATCTTCATCCAACCAAGCCTTACAAAATACGGTTCTTTATCGTCTTCTCCATAACCAAACAAGTGTCTTGCCACTATATCGGTAATCTCAACCTCTTCATTAGTTGGAAACTTAATGTCTTGGTTTGAGTACCGAGCCGTAAAAGTCATTCCACGGTTAGTGACATACACTGGCTTTGTCATAAAGAAACGATGTCCCCATACAAATTAACGTCACAAGTTACGCTTGCAGCATTAGCTATGTTGAAAAATAGCGCCTGCGTTGTAACTACGTTGGCGTTTGCAGCAGCCGAAAGAGTCATATCAACATAAGCCGACGTTGAATCAGCGCCGGTATATGCCTTGACAGCAGCAATCGCGGTGCCGCCACGGGTTGCAGCCGTGTAAACACCGACGTTTGCCGCCGCTGCATTGCCACTAAAGTTAGTAAGCGTAATGCGACGCACAATGTACTTAGATGCTTCCATCACAACAAGGTTGGTATCCCCTGTCGTAGCAAGCGACTGACCGGGCAGGCTTGCAAGTCGGAAATTACCAAACTCGTTGGGATAGTTGCTACCTACGTGATTTGCGTCCATTGTCTACTCCTTACACTGCAAAGGTTTCGGGAGCAGCCTGACCGTCGTTAATGCCGATCAGGGTAACGGTTGCATTGCCGCTAGCGTTCTTAACCCAGACGTTAATACCGTCAGAGATAACAACACCACCAGTATTAGCAGCCATGATCGTGCTATTAGCCGAGCCAGTATTTGCAATCACGGTGACGTTTGCTGATGGCACCAAGAGGTAAATACCAGTGGGCACTAGGGTTCCGTTTCCGGAATCAATAGCAGTAACAGTGCTGGTCTGGAAGTATGCACCAGCGGTATTAGACGCTGCTGCGGCAAGGATGATTTTGTTTGTGGTAAGTGACATGGTTTTCCCCTTACAGTGACAGAGAGTTGTAGCCAGTCACCTTAGTCATCGACTTAGGCTTGGTGCTTACCATTTCAGCAATCATCAGCACTGCGCCAACATAACCAATCTGGAAGTTGGGCAGGGTTGACTCAAAGCCGGTGAACGCAAACGATGCCTGCTCATGGATATACAGGGACAGGTAGTTAGTGTTCAGCAGGTAGAGAGTGCCTTCCGGGCAGTACGGATCGGGATAGATCGGCACACCAGCAACCATCAGGGCGCGGAAAGCAGCCTGCGGGCCATTGGCATCACCATCAAAACCGGAACCCGGAGTAATCATGTACTGCTCTTGACCTACGTAGTCTTGAGCAAGCAAAGTCCAAGTACCAAAGCCGCACACACCAAAGGTGGGCACTTCAGCGCAGTTCTTCACTGTGCCGGAGATGTACTGAAGTACGTTCTGGCGGGTAGGATTGACCGAACCAGCGGCATACTCTTTGGAAGCCCACCAAGAGTAGCTACCGCGATCAATGCCACCGTAAGTACCGGCAGAATCAACAGCGATGGGCAGTCCGGTGAATTGCTGAGTATCCGATGTGTTGGTATACAGCGATGTCGCCATAGCATCCATCATCACGTTGGTCGCGTCATTCATGCGAGCCTCAATGAGAGGGATGATTGCGTAGTCTTGCTGTACCGCACCTTCCATACCGAGGAACGGTACGGGAGACACCAGTAACTTGAGGTTAAACTCAGCGTTGTACGCGCCTTGCTGAACGCTAGGCTGTGCAAAAGAGCCGGAATAATCCGACCACTGAGCGTTGACAAACTGCGACCCCTGAACGGGCACCGTCACCGATGACACACCGCCAGAAGCGGTTTGACTATTGGCGATCAGTGCAGCCATGAGGGGCGTAGAGTTGTAAATCTGCACGACCATCTTGGGAATAAACGCACGGCGCGTGACGTAAGTCAGTTCCGTGTATTGTTGACTCCCAGAGGCCGGGATAATTCCACCGCCAATAGGCATTTTGATCTCCTAGAAAAAAGCCCCTAAACCATCAGAATCACAAACCAATTGGCTTGGGATTCTTCCTAAACTCCGCTAGTGCCGCATGTGCTGCATCACGGGCTGCGCCTACAGGATTTTTCATAAAATCCTTGGTATTAAACTTCGACATTACGGGCTGCGGAAACTGCGATGGTGTAGGTGCTGCCATCTGCTTCATGTACGCATGGTACTCAGCAGCGGTTTCGTGATTCGCTATTCCCTTCTCAACCATGACTTTTTCGACTTCCTTAATATCGTCTTCGGAGTCAATCAAGCCCTTTTTAATCAGAGATTGACGGCGTTTCTCAAGCTCTTCCCGTGCCTCTTTCTGACGTATCTGGTCTTTTAGACTCTGTACTTCAGCCTTGGCTTCGGATAGAACCTTATTCGTTTGCTCTTCGATTTCCACTTCTGGAATCGGAACATCCGGGCGAACCTGCTTGGTCAGATGCAAAAACGGTTTGCGAGTACGTGGGTCTTCAAACAGATTTTTTGCAAGGATTGCAAGTTCTTGTTGTGCTTCTGGTGATAGATTTTCTAATGACATTTGTTAGCCCCTTTCGTCAGTTAGATTACTTTTTTGGTATCACCCGGCTTGCTAAGAGTCATCTTGTTCTTAGCGCCAATTTTGCTCGGTGAGGTCAAGCCACCAAACTCAGCCATACGCGGGGTATTCACGATCTGACCGTTTTGTTGGGTGTTGTCCGTCGGGCGGCGGGGTTGCAGCGAACCACGCGGTTTGAAAAGTTCCATGGAAATTCTCCTAAATAGGCATTACAGGTTGTTGAGTACCGGGTACTGGTGCTTGTGCTACGGCCCTTGCTTCAGGCGTAGCACCACCCGCCTGTGGCAAGGTTTGAACCAAATTCATAATCTCTGCTGGCATTAGCTGGCGAGTCTCAGACTCACGGGAGCCAAACTTGGCAGTGATCTTGGAAACCACATCTTGTAGTGCCTGACCTTCTTCGGAGGCCATGCCAAAAGTTTGCAAAGCGTTTTGCAGCATGTCTAAGGCCATCATCACGTTTAATCGTGCCTGCTCTTGCATGCCTGCTTGCGGCTCTGGGGTAGACATTGGTGAAGGCATCGGAGGTGTTAGTGCCCCCTGCTCTGATGGCGGCGGCGTAGGCGCAGTGGCGGTATCGCCCTGCTCCTGCTTAATCATGTCCATCATTTGTTTGCTTGAAACAGCCATAGACTCACCTGTCCCTATGATGTGCGGATTTTCGATTGACCAAAACTATCATGTCAACCAAAAAAAAGTGGGTGAGTGCATTTTCCCCACTTATGATTTACGCATGTATCGTGTACCGTAGGAAGCACGGGGGAAGTTTGTGCGCTGCGCTTGCCGGGTATAACTGATCTTTCCCTCACCGCGCTGCTCGTTTTTCAAGGCACCTTCTGTCATCCGGGGCTGATCGCCGGTACGCAGATTGCCCTCTGGCATGTTTTGACTCATTGCATATCCTCCGCTACTGGTGCAATTGCCGGTTGACCTTGAGGAATCTCAGGGCTTTGCGGTGTCTGCACATTCTGAACCTGCTTTTTCAAGTCTTCAAGCAATAGTTGCTTCATTGGTGGGTCAAGCATCTCAATTAAGCGCTCTTTGCTGATCGTACCAGCTTGGAAGAGGCTGAAAGCCAGTTCCCGCATGTCTTCCATGAAGATTGGGCTATTGCTGTGCGCGTCTACTTTGACGTTAAAGTCTTCTGTAAACTGCGCTGCTATAAACTTCTTCCCGTCTTCATCTACA